ATATTGGTGACCCAAAACAATTAGTAAGTACTGCTGATTCATATCCTGACTTAAATACTTTAAGAAATAATTATTTTGAAAAATATACTCATAATTATAATTTAACAGATTATGTTCGTTTAATTAAATATTTTGATAATTCATTATTTAAAATGATTAAAGACTTTGTTCCTGCTAGAACAAGTTTATCATCAGGTGTAGTAATTAAACAACATTTATTAGAAAGAAATAGATACAGAGTACCTTCTTCATCATACTCAGAACCATATTACACTGGTTCAGTTAAATCGTTTCCATTTGATTTTAAGTCATCTCAATTATATAGGACAAGTGGAGGTGATGCTGGTTCTTTACCAACTGTAAATTTTGGATTTAATTATTTTAATCAATCTCTATTATTAGATTATTTATCACCTAATGATATATTTACACTTAATGTTAACAATCCTGGTGTTCTTAATATTAAAACAACTCATGATGGTTTTGATGATGTGATATTATATGATGGTATTGATGCTAATGGAACCCAAATATTTGTTTTTGGATCACCTACCCCAGCTACATCTTCATTTTATAATTTTAATATTACTTCATCAACAGGTTATTTAACTTTTTATAATATAGCTAACTATGGAATAGCTAGTGCTCTTAATAATTTATTAATTAGTAGTACATCATCTATTAATCAATCTTGGCCTGAATCTATTGTCACTCCATTAGGTATAGTAAATAGAATTCATAGTGATCAAAGTGAATTTTTAACTGGTGAATTAAGTGGTAGTGAAATAATAGTAACAACACAAAGTTTATTACCTCAAAATAATAGTTTTGTATTAGATTTAATAGAAACTATCAATGCGGTATCAATATTCCAAGGAAGTTATTATGATATTCCATTTGAATTTAGTCCCTATAAAGTATATTATATACAATTTGGATTTGGTAATGCTGATCTAACTTCCCCAGTCACAGTATCAGCCTTTTGGTTAGGTACAAACATTGGTGATCCAAATAATGTAGTGTATCAAAATACTATTTCCCCATCAACAACAATTACTCCATTTATAAAAATAGAAAACGCTAAAACTAGTACTTTAAGGATAATTAATTTATCACCTCCTTTTTTCCCAAATCTAGCAGCTTCAGCTTTAATTTATGAAACTCCATTAGACTTATTTAATCCAATATTAAATAATGCTATAGAAGCTAGACCAAGTACATACTTTATGGATGTTGATTATTCCTCAGGCCAATTTATACCTGTAAATCAAGGAGCTATTATAACTGGTTCAGCTACTAAAGCTACAACACAAGATTATAATTGGAATGTTCGTAGAAGTATTTTACCAAGATACTCAGGTAGTAGATTAACTGGAGCTCAAATTAATAAATATACTCCTGGAGATGTTAGTTATGGTAAAGAACCTGTAATCAATAACACCCAAACATATTTCTTAACATTTAAAGAAAATAGAGGAGCATACCCAGAATTAGTAGGAAAATCTACATTATGGATTAACAGTTTAGTAGACAAAGACGGTAATCAAATAACAGTAGATATGGATACTGGCTCATTATACTATTATAACTTAATTGATAACTTTGGTAAAGATAGTGTTGTTAATGTACAATATACTTCAATACCAACTGGATCAAATATCACTGACTCAGATATTACAACCACAGTATATAGGCCTGCTTTATTATGGCCTAAAGTAATATTAACTAATGAATCAGGAAGTACTACAAACTCTAACGGTTCAACTACTTTTCGTACAGCTAGTATATTCATTACTGCTACTAATGGTTTACAATCATTTGCTCCCCAAATATTAAGCTCAAGTTTGTGGTCTGTTGGTCTAAATAGTAGAAATGTATTAACTTCTTCTACCCAATTAGGTATATTATATGCGTTTTTTTATACTACAGCATATGGTACTCCAGCTTCATCAGTTTATGGAAATCTTTATCAAAATAATTCAACAGCAGGATATGGTGGTTTTGGAGGATATGACCCAGCAATAGATTTAATATTTAGAACTAATCAAGAAATAAGATTTAATCAAAATGAAGATAGAGTTTATACTATAATATCTTCAAGTGTAGACATGGGTAGTAGAGTACATTTATTTCTTGACAGAGCAATACCTTCAGACCAAACTGGTTCAATAAATGATGGATTTTTAATTAGAGAAAATCAAATAGATCCATCTAAATTAGTAATAAATGCTAATAGATTAGTAAATGCTCCAGGATACATGACCCCTCAATATATATCTCCTGATCTTGTTGCAAGTTTAGATAAAACTGTAGCAGATTTAAAAAATTCTGGAGTGATATAATATTTATAACAAGTAAAATATATACAAAATGGCATACTTAAATAACACAGTAGTAACAGTAGACGCTATATTAACAACTAAAGGTCGTGAACTGTTAGCTAAAAGCGATGGTAGTTTTAGAATTACTCAATTCTCATTATCTGATGATGAAATAGATTATACATTATATAATCCTAACCACCCATCAGGATCAGCATATTATGGTCAAGCGATTGAAAACATGCCTCTATTAGAAGCATTTCCACAAGAAACACAGATAATGAAATATAAATTAACCACATTACCTCGTGGAACTTCAAAATTACCTGTACTAGATTTAGGTTATTCATCAATAATTCTAAAACAAGGTGCCTCATTAGCTATCACACCTCAAACATTAAACTACTTAGGCGGCAATCAAACATTTGAATCATCAGGTTATACAGCCACTATTTCAGATGTTCGTTTAATGAAAACATTTAATGGTTCAGGTATCAATACACCTGCTGCTCAAGAATTAAATACATCAACTACTATTGGTACCAATGTATCTAAAACAGTTATTGGTACTACAATTAATTTAACAGCAACAACTGTTAATACATTATTTGGTTCTAACTCTCAACTATATGCTACTTTAACAGTAGAAGGTAGAGATAGCGGAGCCCGTTTAACAATTCCTATTACAGTAACTAAAGTACAATAATCAAGATAAATTATGTCATTCAAAAGATTAGACCCAGGAGATTTTATATTATCAGCTGATTCAATAACAGCTCCATTATGGTCCACAGCCAATCCACAATTATCTCAGTTTTTCACTTCTTCAACACAAGAAGCATCAACTACTGGAGATTATTATTTAAGTGTATATCAAACTGGCTCATCCTTATCTGGTTCAGAAGTTCAATTTGATATAGCTTATGGTAATAAAGATGGTAGTGGTAGTGTATTATATAATAATTCAGTAGGTGGAAATTCACCAACTAAAACAATTTATGGTCAATATAGAGCATTAGTTTTAGGTGATGAAAACTCTAGTTTTATATTTGGCAATGTAACAGCCTCAGATTTTTGGGCTTTATCAATAGCTAGAAATAGATACAAAGAATCATTATTTCCTGGCTCTTTAACATTAAGATTATCAGGTTCTGGAGTTCCAATTATATTAACTGATGATTCTCAATATACCACTACTAATGTATTCACTGACGCAGGTAGAGTTTACAACCTAATATCAGGTTCAGCAGGTGTTAGAACACCAGCAGCTGGTACAGGTGGAGTTAGTTCTTTAGGTTGGACTGTTAATTCAGGTTCATATGGTTGGTTTTTACCAGATATTGGAACAATATTATTAAACCCATTAGCTTTAGGTGGTGCAGCAATAGCTGGAGGTATAAATACACCACCTAGTAGAAGTAACAACACTGATGGTTTTAATAACCAAAGATTATATAGAATGATTTCGGGTACATTTTTAAGTACTGCCCCTACATTTTCACTAAACTCACAAGAAACAGTTACATCAGATTATGTATTTGTTAGAGCACGTAACGCTGAATTCAACTACTCAGAAAATCCAACATTTATTTCAGGTTCAACTGGTGAAGTGTTATATGCTGATTTTGTGAATAATCCTCAAGTATATTTCACAACTGTAGGTATGTATAATGATAATAATGAATTATTAGCTGTAGCTAAATTATCAAGACCATTAATTAAAGATTTCACTAAAGAAGCTTTAATACGTGTAAAATTAGATTTCTAATGAATGGGTGCCTACAAACAATTATTAGCTCAAGATATAATCATAACTCCATTTGAGGTAAACAAAGGTTTTACTTTTTTTAGTAGTGAGATTACTATATCTTCAAGTAAATTCTATACTTCATCATTAGTATTAACTGAAGGTAATTATTATACTCTTGATTTGTCTGGTTCAACAGGTTCATTTTATATAACAGCTAGTGTAACTAGTAATTTTGTTGATGAAAATTTTGAAATATATGATGGACAATTTGGATCACCAACTTTAATATTTTCATCCACAGGTTCAAGTTACACTATAAATAATACATTTACTGTTTCATCAGGATATTTAACTTTTTATAATCTTGGTTCTTATGGTGGTTCAATTATTACAGCTTCAAATTTATCTATAATACAAACTGGTTCATATGTTTCTTCTCAATTAATTAGTTCTGATGTTGGTATTGATAGATTTATTGGTAAAAATATAACTGCCAGTTTAAGAAACACAGAAAATATTTTTAATCCAAACAGTGACCCTACAACAGGTCAAATATCAACTCAATATCAACGTTTAGTTTATAATTCAATTAAAGAATTATATTACTCAAACTATTTAAGTGGAAGTTATGGATCATCAGCTTCTTTAGCAACATTAATACCAGGTAATGATACTGAAGGCAATAGATTAGTTGGAGGTACTTATACTCCAGCCTTTGATAACTATTTACAAACAACTCTATCTTATCCTCATTATTTTCCTACAGAATCAAATGCTATAATAGGTGTATTAGCTATACCCTCAAGATTATTTGGTGATAATATACAACCAAATAGTTTCTATTACAAAACATCAAATGGAACTTACATTGATGATGGTGAAGGAAATGTATTATCAGGCAGTAACATTGTAGGTAATATTATATATCAACATGGCATGATAATATTAACATCAGCAAGTAATAGTGATATAGATTCATTTGCTACTGGATCAAATGTTACTTGTTCTTTTTCAAGCTCATATTCAATATATGAAACTCAATATAAATGCACAATACGTGAAAGCGAATTTAATTTTAGCCAAAACCCAACATTATTATCCGGAAGTTCTGATGATACGTTATACAATTTTGCTACTGGTTCTTATTTTGCTCCATATATAACAACTGTAGGTTTATATGATGAAATGCAAAACTTAGTGGCGGTAGGTAAATTAGCACAACCATTACCATCATCAAGAACTACAGATATGACAATATATGTTAATATAGATCGATAATATTTATAACCATGATAAAACTAATTAACTTAATCAAAGAAATTCTTACTGAAGAATTTGAACAGAAGAAAAAAGTAACAGGTAGAAGATTTATTCCTCAAGTAACAATATTACCTGCTGAGACTAAAGATCAATTTAAAGAACATTTTAAGTTAGTTAAAAGTGCCGATGGTGAGTATAGATTGTATATTAGTACATTCCTTAAAGATGCTTTAGAGTCATTAAGTAGAGGTCGTACTAGTCGTGATACTCAAAAAAGATTATCACCATTAGCTAAAATGGTATCTGAAAGAATGCCTCAAGAAATTAGAGGATTACTTAAAAAATATTCTGAAAAATTAAACTCAGGATTACAAATGTATTCAATCAATACTAAAATTAAAGAAGTAACCCCAGAAGGTGACATAGTATTTTACAACCCAGGTAATAAAGCAATGGCTAGTAAGGCATTTGATCCAACTATTACAGAAGAATAAATATTATGTACTTACTAGAATCAGTTATGTCTGTTGAGGATTTAATCAACAATGAAAGTTTTGACCCATCACAATACGAAGGATATATTTATATTACTACATTTTTAAATTTAAATCGTAGTTATATAGGTAAAAAGAATTTCTTCCACACTACTAATGTTAAATTAGGTAAAAAAGAACTAGCCGCTTTACCTGTTACTCGTGGTAAAAAACCAAGCAAAAAACAAGTAAGAAAGGAAAGTGACTGGAAAACATATTATGGCTCATCCGCTGAGGTTAAAGAATTATTAAAAACTGAACCTAAAGACAGTATAGTTAGAGGTGTGTTACGTTTATGTAAATCAAAAAAATCTTTAACTTATTATGAAAACAAATATTTATTTCAATATGGGGTATTAGAAGACCCAAAGAGATGGATTAACGATAATATTCAGGGGCGTTTTTTCTCATCTGATACCTTAGAATAAAAGACATATATTTATAACAAAAATAATTATAATAACATGACAAAAATACTAAACGAGCAATTCAATAGAATGCAAAAATTAGCAGGTTTAATTACTGAAAATAAAATTAGTGAAGAAACCCTAAACGAAAACAGATACAGAGCATCAGATTTCCCTGAAGTAACTGGATTTGAAGAAGATAATAATGAAGCAATCATTACTTTCTCTGACGGTACTAAAGATGTAGTTGGACCAAGAAATTTTGCTAATAAAGAAGCAGGATATACTAAGTTCCTTGAGTTATTAAATACTATGGGTACCGATTCTAAAGCTAAACAAGCGGTAAGTGATTTCTTAGAAATTAAAAAATTCAATGTACTTAGTACAAGTGATATTAATAAACTTTTAGCTGACAATGGTGTAGATGAAGAATATTTCTCAGCTATGGGTGGTAAAGAAATTGAAGGAGGAACAGAGACATGGATAGATATAATAGAAGATATTATAGGTAAACCATATGACTCCAACAACATCAGTAAAAAGGATGATATGAAAATACAAACATTCATGAATCATCTAAGCCGTTTAGGTATTGAAGTAGTATAAAAGATATAAGTAAGCTTGGTTCGCCAAGCTTTTTTTATTATAATATAATTAATGGTCAACCAACTGCTTGTCACATTAATTAATTCAACATTAGGAACAGGTAAACCTACAGCAAGAAGTAATTATGCTTATACTTGTCCTAAATGTAATCATCATAAACCAAAACTAGAAATATGTTTAGATGAGAATAGTCCTGACTTCCAAAAATTTGGTTGTTGGGTGTGTAAATTCAAAGGTAAGAAATTAATAAATTTATTCAAATCAATATCTGCTCCATCAGATAAAATACTTGAATTAAAGTCATTAGTTAAAATCAATACACCTATTGAACAACAAATAGTTGATGAAAAAATTAAATTACCTGATGAGTTCCAACATATATTAAATAATCCATCATTTTCAGCTAAACGTGCCTTAACTTATCTAAAAAGTAGAGGATTAACTGAAGATGATATTATAAAATATGGTATAGGATATTGTGAAACTGGAAAATACACTGATATGGTTATTATCCCTTCATACAATGACTCAGGTATTTTAAATTATTTTGTTGGTAGAAGTTATATACCTGAATCAAATAGAAAACTAAATCCAAGTGTTTCACGTAATATAATACCTTTTGAAATATTTATAAATTGGAATTCACCAATCATACTATGTGAAGGTATGTTTGATGCAATTTCAATTAAACGTAATGCTATACCACTATTAGGTAAAAACATACAATCAAAGTTAATGTCTAAAATAGTTTCATCTACTGTTAAAAAGGTATATATAGCTTTAGATAAAGACGCTATTAAACAAGCACTTGATTTTTGTGAACAACTTATTAATGAAGGTAAAACAGTACATTTAATAGAACTAGAAGACAAAGATCCAAATGAAATGGGATTTAAATCTTTTATTAAGCTACTATACAATTCAACACCTCTAACATACTCAGGTTTATTAGAGAAAAAACTACAGTTATGAGTCAAATAAAACACTCTTACAATAGAATCTTAGAAATATCTGATGATCATAAACAGATAACATTACCTGATTCTAGGTATTACCGCCGTAATGGTAACTATTATCCAAGTGTAACTTATGTATTAAGTTACTATCCAAAAGGTAAATATTTTGAAGACTGGTTAAAAAAAGTAGGTTACTCAGCAGAATACATTGTTAAGAAAGCTGCTGAAGAAGGTACTCAAGTACATGAAATGATTGAGGAATATTTAAATGGAAATGAAGTTAATTTCTTAAATCAACAAGGTTATCCTCAATATGACCCAGATGTATGGCAAATGTTTTTACGTTTTGTTGAATTTTGGGAAACATATAATCCTAAACTAATTGAAACTGAAGTTCATTTATTTTCAGATGAACTTAAAGTAGCAGGTACTTGTGACTTAATATGTGAAATTGATGGTAAATTATGGTTAATTGATTTTAAAACATCAAATCATATTCAATCAACATATGAATTACAAACAGCAGTTTATGGACAATGTTACAAAGAATGTTATGGTAAAGATGTTGACCATTATGGTATATTATGGTTAAAATCAACTAAACGTAAACTAAACAAAGAAAAAATGAGTGGTAAAGGATGGGAAGTAGTAATATCAGAACGTACACATGAAGAAAATATAGACATATTTAAAACTGTGAAACGTTTATTTGATTTAGAAAATCCACAGTCTTCACCAATATTTACTGAATTCGTCACAACCGCTAAACGAAAAATATAACTCCGCTTATTTACTAATATTTATAAGAGACTTGGACTCCCCAGGTCTCTTTATTATATTTACATTGATGATAAAACTTGTAGAACTGTTAAAAGAGATATCCCAAAATAAAATGGTGATCATGGCTGGTGGAGCAGGCGCTGGGAAATCATATCTTCTTAATAATATTAAATCAAAAGTACCTGGTGTTAAAATTCTTAATCCTGACACTTATGTTGAGGATAAAGACAGTCCAATGTATAATAACTTAACTAAAGCATCATCTCAAATTGATGATGTAGATGTACCTAATGCTATAGCTAGTGGTGAATCATTTATTTGGGACACAACAGCATCTAATGCTGCTAAAATGTTAGGTGGAGAATATCGCCGTAAACAAGTAAAAGGTATATTAAACACAGAAGGTTATGATGAAATGATGGTAATGGTTTATACACACCCTATAGTATCATTTTTACGTAATTTTAAACGTGAACGTAAAGTACCTACAGTAGGTGTATTATCAACATGGAACAATGTTTATGGTAATATAGAGGCATATAAAAATAAATTAGGTGATAATTTTATATTATACCAAGCACCTGATAAAGAATATCAAAAACAAATTGATGAATTTAATGAGGCTGCTAAAAATAATAAATTAAAAGAATATTTTGAAAATCTATTATCATCAGGTGAGTTCAGATCAACATTTAGAAAAGATAAACCTGAACCTCAAACACCAGAAGAAATAGAAAAAGCTGAGAAACAGAAAGCACAGTCTAAAGCATTGGTTGATGCTCAAATAGATAAACTTGAAAAAGAGTTTATGAATATTGAAAACAAAGTTAAAGACTCAGTCATAACAGATGAAAATGAAGTAATAAATAAGGTAGTTAATTTTATAAAATGAGTTTAGGCAAATATATAGCAGAAATAATAATTGAACCTACCCCTAAAAAAGTAGCTTTATACCCAGGAGCATTCAAACCACCTCATAGAGGCCATTTTGAATTAGTACAACGTTTATCTAAAGTAGCAGATGAAGTACTAATAGTTATTTCACCTATTGCTCGTGATGGAATAACAGCTCAACAATCTCTATCAGCATGGAAATTGTATTTACCTTTATTACCTAAAGCTAAAGTTATTATATCAAATGTAGCTTCACCTGTATCATATGTTTATGATTATATTAAATCAAACCCACAACAAGACATAGTGGTAGCATTTGGAAAAGGTGAAGAAGAACGTTATAAAGCGCTTTTAAACAAAGAAAAATACTCTAATGTTAAAGTATATGATGCTGGTAATATAGATGATTTAAGCGCGTCTAATTTACGTAATGCTATTAATTCAAACAACCCAGCTGAAATAGCTAAATTCTTACCTCAAGATATTGAAGTAGCAGATTATGTGAATGCATTAGGTATAAACTTAAGAACCGAACCTCCATTTAATTCAATAGCTGAAGAAGGTTCATTGGTTAAAAAAGCAAAAACACCTAAAGGACAATTTCTTAAAAACTGGGGTATTGATATGTATGCTCTTGAATTAGCTAGAGGATTAGAAGAAAACACAACTCCAGACTTAACATTTGATCAAGCATTAACTAGTTTAACTCAATACTTTGTAAAACAAGGTTTTCCTGTTAATCCATTACCTAAAGTTATTATTAATGATAAAGACCAAGAAAATGCTTCTAAACTATTAGGTAAAACTGCTTATTATGATCCTAATAAAAAAGAAATAACATTATTTACATTAGGTAGACATCCAAAAGATATATTACGTTCTTTTGCTCATGAAATGATTCATCATATTCAAAACATGAAAGGTCAAATTCATGATGTAGATACTACTGACACAACATCAAATGATTATTTAAGTCATCTTGAACAAGAAGCATATACTCAAGGTAATATGACTTTTAGAAACTGGGAAGATAAAATAAAAAACAATAAGGTTATGAATGAAGAAAAAGAAAAATCAAAATACACAATATTCTGTGATATGGATGGTGTGTTAGTTGATTTTGATAAGGGTTATGAAGATTTAACTGGTTTACATACTAAACATGCTGATGTACAAGACAATAAAGTTTTTTGGAATAAATTTAAACAAAGTTTAGGCGATAAAAACATGACTGAATATGATTATTGGGCTAAATTAGATTGGATGCCTGATGGTAAAGAATTATGGAAGTATATAAAACAATATAACCCATACATTCTTACAGCTCCTTCATTAAACCCAGAATCTAAAGAAGGTAAAAAAGCCTGGGTGACTCGTTTAGACAATATGAAAAATATATATTTTAGACCTGCTCAATATAAGTCTGATTTTTCAAATGAAAATCGTATACTTATTGATGATAGGGCTGATACTATTGAAAGATGGAACGCTAAAGGTGGTATTGGTATTTTACATACTTCAGCTGCTGATACAATTAAACAACTTAAAAAATTAGGACTATAATATGATTAAAAGATTAGTAACAGACTCACCAGAAACACTACAGTCAGTAGTTGGTAATATTAAATCTTTCTTCAGTAAAACTGATAGTAAGGGTAAACCATACAAATATACAATGAAAGCAACTACTGAAAAACGTAAATTTGTAAATCCTGAAACAAAAAATATTGAAGAAAAAGATATTGAAGTATTAAACATAACTGATATTGAATCAAAAGATCAAGTCACTGTTAAAATGATTCCACTTATTAAACCAGGTGAAATGCGTTTTGAAATTGGTGGTGAAGGTGAAACAACAATATCCGCTAAAATTAAAGATGCTATAGCAGGTAAAGGACAATGGAAAGATTATAAAAAAGATACTTTAAAAACTAAACTTAAAGAAAATATTAGTAAACTTAAAGAAGAATCAGTATTTAAAATTGATCCTGAATTAGCATTCAAAATATATAATATATTAAGTACTGATTTCCCAGAAATAGGAAATGAACATACTAAAAGTTCATTCTTTTATTACTTAAATAACAAGTTATAATGTTAAATAAAGAGTTTCAAAAGAAAGATGTCCAACGCCTCCGTAACCTTGTAAAGGGTAAATATGGTGAAAAAACAACAGTTGGAATAGGTTATACCAAAAAACATGACCAATATGAAGAAGGTGATGTTTGGGAAGAAAATGGACGCACATGGACTATTAAAAATGGTATAAAACAAAATATAACTAAATTGGATAAAGCTAAAGAGTTATATGTTATGCCTTTATTATGTCCTAAGTGTAATAAACCCATGAGGGTTCATATTGATAAGTCTTTTTATAATGTTCACAAAAGCTGTATGAATTGTGTTGTTGAATTTGAGACAAAATTAAAAGCAGAAGGCAAGTGGGAAGACTATCAGAAACAAATGTACAATCAAGCCCTGGATAATCTTATTAATAACTTTAAAGATTGGGCTGATGATGAGTTAAAAGAAAGTAATTCATCATTTGTAACTGAGGATGGTGTTGTGGAGAATTGGATTGGTGGTAATAAGGAAAAACTAAAACAAAATGTTGAGGAATCAATAGAGTATTTAGAAAAACTAAAACATCAATCTGAATAATTTTAATGTAGTTAACACTACATATGTTTCACCTAATTAAATAAACATGGACAGTGATAAACAACCAACAAAAGACAAACCTCGAAGTTTTAACTCAAATATTACTCATGGCTGGAATGTTCTTCAATCCATTAGGCTTCGATATCCTTTTTTATTCAGTGATGAAACTCACGAATTCTTATTGGATTACAACATCTCTTTTTTACCTGGCATCAGCTTCGTGCTTTGGAGTGTATTACTTCTTGCGTAAGAAATTAAAGAATAACAAACCTTAACATATTTATACCATATAATATATACTATAATGGAACAATTTAAAAGAATGCAACAATTAGCTGGTTTACTTACTGAAGGTATGGCTGCGTACGAATATGAAAAAGGTAAAGAAGCTGGTGAAAAAGCTGAAAAGAAAAAAATGAAAAAATCTGAATTAAAAAAACAGATTAAAGAAATGATCTTAGCTGAGATAGATATTGATTTATCTAACACTGATAGTTTTTATGACCCAGTTTATGAAGCTAAGAAAAAGAAAAAAGACGAAGAAGAAGTAGAAATATCAGCCACTGAAGAAATCCCAGCTGGTGAAGAAACACCTATTACTGAACCTACTTCACCATCATATGATGTTCAAAAAGAATTAATGGACGCATTAAACGCGGCTAAGTCAATCGGTGATGAAAAATTAGTTCGCCAAATTGGTAATGCGTTAACATACTTCACTCGTACACAAGTAGCTAAAGAAGAAAATCCACCTGCAATGAAAGAAGCATTAAGTATGGATGCTATGGAACGTATGGAAGGATTAGCTAATATACAAGATTTATATATCTTTAAAAAGAAACTCAACGCATTAACCTTAGATTGGACGCAAGACGGATTTGAGAAAGAAGATATTATTGAATATATATCTGAACTTATTAATCAGAGTACTACACTTAATTATATAAAATAAACAACATGAAACAAGAGTTATTCGAAAAAATGCAACAAACATGGGATATGTTGGTTGCTGAGCACAACGGTAAAAGTAAAGCTGCTCAAGGTCGCGCTAGAAAATTAGCAAGTGAATTAAAAAAATTAGCAACTGAATATAAAAAAGCATCAGTAGCTGAAGCAAAAGCTCAATAATATGAAACACTCAGACTTAAAAGAAATTGTTAAGAACATTCTGGAAAACAAAATGAACATGCCAGAGGAAAATCCAGTAGATGTAGTAACAATGGATGTTCCATTGTTTATTCGTTTATTAGAATATGCTCGTGAAGATGCTAAAACAGATATGGATTTACATGACGTAGCTGAAAAAGCAGTATCTTTAAGTACTGAGGGTAAAGTATTATCAATGGAAGACTATGATAGTATAGCTCCTACTGAAGAACAAATGAATGAAGACCTAGACATAGGTCATCAAGATGATGAACCTGATATGTTAAAAGGTGATGTATTCCGCATTGGTCAATATGCTAACGATTTATATAAAATGTTAGATACATTTGATAAAATGCCTGGAGAAGTAGATTTCCCAGATTGGTGGCAAAATAAAATTCATTTAGCCGCTGATTACATGGACAAAGCTAAACATTACTTAGAACATGAAATGGTACAACCTGCTGTTGATGCATCATTAAGTGAAGCAACATCTGATGTTCGTTCAATAGCTAGAGAAATAGCTGATGAACTAGAAGCTATGCTTTCATATGATTCTAATGATAAAGGAAAATTAGTTGACACTGCTATTGTTAAGTATGATTTAACTCCAGACCAACAACAAGATTTAGATTATGAATTATTCATGATTTTAAATAAAGGTGATATGGAAAGATTTGATGATGGTAGTGAAATGACTGAAAAGAAATTAACAAAAGCTGAACTAAAGAAACGTGAAGAAATAGTTAAGTCAATGAAAGATACTTTTAAAGGACCTAAAGCAGCTATGTATGCTATAGCTACTGATAAAGCTAAAAAAGTAGCTGAAGTGTTAGCTAAAAAATTAAAAGAAGAACGCTTTAAAAAAGGAACAGACATTGGTAAACCTGGTAAAGGATTTGCTAAAATAGCTAAATCTGCTGCTAAACAATATGGCTCAAAAGAAGCTGGCGAACGTGTAGCAGGTGCAATTCTTAAAAAAGTATTAGCTAAGAAAAAATAATGACTAAACAAGAACTAATAGATAAAATTAAATCAATAGCTAGAAACAAATACAAAAAACAAATAACATTTGTTTCAGGTATTAAATTCACAGCTGTTAGAGCGTTTCCTAAATTGCATGATGTATTAGTTGATTTAATGACTGATGCTTATGAAATTTTTGTAACAGATATTCAATGGGTAGCACCTAAACCTACTACATTTAGAATTCAATTAGTTAATGGTGAACATTTCTTTTTAACTAATACTGATAGAACATGGATTGCTACAATTGAAGGTAAAAAGTTCTATTTATTAAACTTAAGTGAAAAACAAGATGCTATAAACGCTATCGCTAGAGTATTAAGATATGGTACAACCAAGAAAGGCACCGAAGGAACCCAAGGAACAGAAGCAGGCACCGAAGAAATTCCAGCCGAAGCCCCTCCCGCCGAAGAAACACCGGAAGAATTACCGCCAGCCTAAAACAAAATAGTATGGACGTATTAGATCTATTTTTTAAAAAATACTCATATAAATTTTCAAAAGGATATCCTGACATGAATAATGAACAGGATATCTTGTTACTGGAAAATATATTAAATGAATTAGGTATAGACTTAAATGAAGGATCAGTTATGAACAACTCAGCGAAAGCTATTAAAAAAATCATTGATTCTTCAGAGGGAAAACAATATAATTTTAAATTACAAACTGCAAATAATAGGTTAGGTAATTTAGATAAAATATCTAAAGAAGAATTTTTAAATATACTTAACTCAGTATTCCCAAATGTTCCTATTAAAGTTCATGCTCCAGGTGAAGGACCAAACGTTAAACCTAAAGGTAGTTCTAAATTCAATATGTATGAATTCACTACTGAAGACGGTAATGTTCAAATTATACTATCTGGTGGAGCAAATGAAGGAGAAAAATATGAACAATCATTTACTAGTGATTTAAAAGCGTCAGCTGGTAAATCTTTAGAAGATATTGAAAATGAAAATGTTAAAAAATTATTCAAATCATTAAATATTAATCCTAAAAATTTAACACCAGAAGATATTGACTTTGCAGGTACAGCTGACACAAAACGATCTCTTAGTTTTACTAATTTAGAGAATATTGGTAAAAAAATAGCTGATGTTATTATAAATTATAAAGGTAAAGAATATTATATATCATTAAAAAATATATCTGGACATACTTTTTATAATGGAGGTAATGTTCCATTTATAGTATTTGATAAAAATAGTAAAGTAATCTTTGATAAATCTAAATATAATAATAATGAAATAATCAAAACATTGTTTGAAATATTTAACATAGATATTAATAAAGTAACCCAAGGATTAAATGAATATATAGCTGGAGAAGGTGATATTCCTAATAGTTTTGAACCAGTTAATAATGTTAATATTAACGCTATTAAAAATATGATAACATCAGGTTTTGGATATGGTTACTATTATGTTAAAGAAAAAAAAGATGGTTTAAGTATAATACCTCTTTTAACACAAGAAGACGCATATAAAGCTATAGGAGATATATCATCTGCTTCTATAAAATACCCTAATTCTGAAACAAAATCTCTAACTATTAAAGTACCTTTAGATAGTGAAATATTTGGAAAAGTAGATTGTTTGATAGAAATAAGAAATACAACAGGTAATGTTTTACCATTGTCTCTTAAAATAAAAACTAACAAATAATATTTATTACCATGAATAACATCAAAAAAATAATTAAAGAAATTATACAACAACGTAATCTTAAAAAAGATTGTGGTTGTGGATGTAATGGTAAATGTGGAAAAAATGAGGCACCAATGTTAAATGAAAATTTAACACACAAGTCTTTAATTAGTGAACACATGCAATATCATATTGATAATAAATTGGCTCTTACCGAAAATACATTTCGTTATGGATCTACATCATTCCTTAATTTATGGAAAGAAGCCAGAAAATTATACTCACGCAACTTACTTGAAGTATCAGGTTTAGATAAAGATATAATAGTTGAAACTAATTTAGGTGAATACGGTATATATGAAGGTCAAGAAGTACCATTAGATTTACCTATGATTGAAGAAGGTCAAATGTTAGATAACTATGAAGTTGATTTTTTTCATACTAAAGCTAATGTATATGCTAATATAGAAATACCTAGTGAAAATCCAACATTTGAAGATGATCTTCAAATAAAAGGAATAGGTAAAACTGAAGAAGAAGCATTTGAAGATTTAAAACAAAATTACAATAATTACAAGAAAACAGGAATAAATGAAGCTGAGTATGATTTCAATATCAATAAGGTATGGGATTTTATAGAATCACGACCATTTAATAATCCTAATTATATGCCCAAATTTAGCACAGCTAAAGAAATATGGGATGAATGGGGAGATAAAGAAAAACAATTATATAGTGATTTCCAATGGGAAGATAAATATAATGGTCAATTACACCCTAAAGAAAAAGCTAATCTTCAACGTAGAAAAAATTATGATACTTTAGCAGGAATAAACGAAGCTGAATACCAAGGTAAAGATGTTCAACTTAATAAACCTAAACGTGGTGGATCTAAAAAATTCTATGTTTATGTAATGGATCCTAAAACTAAACGTGTTAAAAAAGTATCATTTGGAGCTGCAGGTGGAGGTCAAAACTTAGCAGTTAAAATTAGAGATCCTAAAGCACGTAGAGCATTCGCTTCACGTCAAAACTGTGATAAGAAAAAAGACAGAACAAAACCCGGTTACTGGAGTTGTAACATAGGCAGATATTGGAAATCATTAGGTGGCGGTTCAAATTTTAGCGGATATTGGTAAAATATAAATAACATGAAAAAATCAGAATTAAAAAATATTATTAGAGAAGAAATATCTAAAGTATTAAATGAATCTTATTATGCATATTTAGGTGGTAACACTAATTACACAGATGAAGAAATGCGTCGAAATATAATTGATAAAGAGTTTGGTAAAGATAATTACAATGCATATATTATGTTTGATGAAACTGCTCCAAAAGGACAGTATGATGCGATGAAAGCTAAATATGCAAAGGACACATCTAACTGGGAAGTACTTTGGAGGTCACAATCGTATCAATCTGAAGCTGTTCTTTCACCTGATAAAAAAGTCATCAAAGCTAAGGTATTTGGTAAAGGAGGAATTATAGGAGCACTTTATATAAAAAAATAAAAATACTATAGAATATACATACAACAAATAACATGAAACTATCAGAATTAAAACAACATATTAAAGAAGAATATTCATCAGCTTCAAAACTGTATGAAATCGATGGTATCATAGTTATTGATACTGACGTAGCATTCCATAAACAAATTATGTCAGATATTCGTGCTATTAAAGGTGTAACAATTGTTAAAGATTATATTTATGAACCAGTAGGTGCTGCTGAAAATAGAGGATATGCTGAGTTAAGTATTAAAATAGATCCATCACCATTTGAAAATAGTGATCCTAAAGTTATTACTAATACCGTAATTAGAGATATTAAAGCAACTAAAGGTGTACGCGCGTTTAAATTAAAACAAGGACCTAGTCTAACCACAGTATAATGGATTTACGTAAATTAGTTAAAGAAGTATTAAACGAACAGAAAGCAAAACGTGACAGATGTTTACGTATTGCTGACCGTAAGTTTGATAAACCATCTGCTTATAAATCAGGTGCTGTAGTTAGATGCCGTCAAGGTAAAATATGGAAAGGCCTAAAAGAAGACGAATCACTTCATAAATGGTTTAAACGTCAAGGTACACCAGGTAAAGAAGGTGGATGGGTAGATTGTAATACTTGTAGAGACGGTAAATGTAAAGCATGTGGTAGAAAAAAAGGTGAAAAACGTGCTAAATACCCTTCATGCCGTCCAACACCAGCACAATGTAAACAACCAGGTAAAGGTAAAAAATGGGGGAAAACAAAATGATTAAGTTAATAGATTTATTAATTGAAATAGGTGTAGATCTATCTAATTATAAAGGACAGATATTAAAAGGAGATGTTGTCCGAGCACCTAAAAATTTTCCATTAAGTGGAGAAAAACTTGATAAATCATTATCCCTTAAAGTGACTAAGATATCTAGAGAAGGTGTTAATAGATATAAATTATCTTTAGAAGATACTAAAACAGGTAAAAAATATACAATTAGAAACTATCAAATGGATGGTGAGTATAAAGGTAAAAAATTACCTAAATGGGGTTTGGTAAGAAAATCTAAAGAAAATACTAAAGAAGCATCTAATCCACAAGCAGGAACAGCCATACCTTATGGATCAGGATTTGCTCCTGTAAAAGAAACTAAAAGAATACCTCGTAAATCAGGTCAACCTGCTAAATCAAGTAAACATTCTGATCTTTATACAGATGAAGATCCTAAAGGAACTATTACTGGTTTAGGTTTTAAAGATGCTGCTACAGCTAAACAAGGTATATCTAAAATAAATAAAGCTAAAACAACTCATGCTCATAAAGTACAAGCCACTTTAGTGATGAAACAAAGAGCAAAAGTAGCTATAGAAAGAACTAAAGATCCTGAAAAGAAAAAGAAATTAAAATCTGCTTATCAGATTTGGTCTAAAAAATTAGAACAATTAAAGCGTAAAACTAAACGATTAAAAAATGATTAAATTAACAGATATATTAAAAGAAGTATCTAAAGAAAAAATTCAACGTTTAGAAAAAACAAACAATGAGCAAAAACAAGATATAAAATTTAAAGTACCAAAATTAAATTATTCATATACTTCTCTTCAACCTTATATAGATAAGGAAACTATGGAAGAACATTTTGATAAACATTTTAAAGGATACACAGATAAACTTAATGCTGAATTAGATGAAAAATCTATCAGAGTAAATGCTGAAGATCAAACCCAAGCTATTCAAATAATATTAGGTAAATATCCTAAAAATGATATTATTAGAAATAATGGTGGTGGTTTTTATAATCATGTCTTGTATTTTGAAAACATTACACCCGACTATAAGGCACCTTCAACTAAATTTAGAAAAATGTTAGAGGAAAACTTTAAGTCATTTTCTGAATTTAAAGAACAATTTAAAGAAGCTGGTTTGAAACAATTTGGTTCGGGTTGGGTATTTTTAATTAAAAAAGGAAATAAATTAGTTATAGAATCTTATCCTAATCAAGATAATCCATATTTAGATAAAGACTTTAAAGGTAAAATTTTAATTGCTATGGATGTTTGGGAACATGCTTATTATTTAAAACACAAATCCCAAAGAGGAAATTATATTAATGATTTTTTTAGAGTAGTAGATTATAAAGTAGCAGAAGAAAGATTAGAATTATTAGATTAATAATAAATAAAAAATAATGTTAAACTCAGACATTCCTAGTTTTAAAGCACTAGTCCGCAAATCATATTTTACTAAAAATCCTAAAGACTCAAACGAGTTTTATAATGTATATGTTTTTGGACTTCAATCTTGCGCTGGGGTTATATTAACATTTCATGTTATGACAGACAATGGAATGGTTCGTTCTAGAGTTCCAATATCAGAAATTTATACAAAAGTCCCAACGAATGATATACCATTTAATTATAAACAACTTTGGGATTGTTTTAGTGAAAATGTATCTGTTACAACATATGATTTTTTAGCATTTCATAGAGCACAAGTTGTTTTAAGAGATGGTAGCAAAGTTTGGGGTACATATTTATTCACGGTAGATTGGTTTGATAATCCATATAGTGATGAGCCATCAGACTATAAATGTGGACACATATTTAAAGCAGATGATGGATATTTAATGTGTCAACCAAATAATAGATTATTTTGGAAGGATTCAAATTGGGTAACTAAAAAATTACCTGAAGATTTAAAACAATTTAAAGTAGATACTGAATTACCATCAGTTGAAAATCGGTCAGATAGATGGGTAACTGAAGATGGAGATTCATTTTATTATGATATAAATGAAACCATACACTGACATAGAAGTTACAGACAAATATATTATTCGCGAATTTAGCGAAAATGTAGATCCAATTGAATTATTATGGCATCGTGATGATGAAAACCGTGTTGTTGAAATATTAGGTGAGACAGATTGGAAACTACAACTTGACAATCAGTTGCCAACTTCTATAAATTCCCCAATATTTATATCAAGACACGAGTGGCATCGTGTTATTAAAGGAACAGGAACATTAAAATTGAAGATACATAAATCATGAAAAAACAAGTAATATAATATTTATAATTAGATTAAACTTACAGACTGATTCATTGCCAGTCGATTCTAAAAAAATATTGTGAAGTAGTGGCTCACCCTAAAAGGTGGGCTACCTTTATTTTGGCTTTAACACAAAATAATATTATTATATTATAATATGAATATATTTTATATTAATGAAGACCCAATTATAGCGGCGAGAGAATTAGCAGATGATCATATTCGTAAAATGCAAATTGAGTCTGCACAAATGTTGTGTACTACTTTTTGGCATTATGGTCGTTGGGCTCCATATAAAAAATGTCATTACAATCATCCATCAACTAAATGGACTAGAGAATCAAGTAGTCATTTTGATTGGCTATTAGAACATGGTTTAGAAATATGTGAAGAGTTTAGTAAACGTTATGGTAAACCACATGCCACTAAACAGACATTATTATGGTTACAAGTAAATAAAAGTGTTTTAAATGGATTATTTCCAACTAATTCTTTTACTCCTCCACCACAATGTATGCCTGATGAATATAAGGAATTAAATACTTTGGAAGCTTATAAAAAATTTTATATATTAGATAAAGTAGGTGTTAAAAAACTAAATTGGAATAAATTAAATAATAAACCAGAATGGATAAAATAGTAATCATAGGAGCAGGTGTAGCAGGTATTAATGCCGCTACCAAATTAGTAGACAATGGATACCCAGGTGAATTAATCACTATTATTGACAAAGGAAACGACCCACACAATCGTTTACCTGAGGAAGTAATGACAGGTATGTTAGGTGCTGGTGGATGGAGTGATGGTAAATTAACATACCATACAGCAATTGGTGGTCAATTATCAAAATATTGTGGTGAAGAAAAAGCAATGGATTTAATGAAACAAGTAGTAGATAACTTTACTCGTTTCCATCCTAAACCAGAAGAAATATTCTGTTCTGATCCACAGGAAGAACCTGAGTTTATTAAACCATATTTTGGATTACGTATGTTTCCTGTATGGCATATTGGATCTAATTTCCTTCACGAGATCGCTAAATCATGGTATCAATACTTGTTAGATAAAGGTGTTGAATTTCATTGGGGAACTGAAATAATTAAAATTGATTTTGACAATGATGGTGATCCTTTATTTACTGGAGGAACATGCTATGGTAAATGGATAGATGAAAATGGAGAACATTTCGATACTCATCATTATGATACTCTTATATTCGCTGTAGGCAAATCAGGTATTGATTTTGCTCAAAAATTGTCAGATGATTATAAATTACCTACAGAACCAAAATCAGTACAAATTGGAGTTCGATTTGAAGCACCACAAAAATACTTCCAGAAATTAATTGATGTATCATATGATTTTAAGCTTTATCAAAAGTTTGACAATGTATCATTACGCTCATTCTGCACTAACAATAATGCAGCTTATGTAGCAGTAGAAGAAACATATGGTGATATTACATACAATGGTCATGCTAAGAAAGGTGAAGAATTTAGAAACGATATGACTAACTTTGGTATCTTAATGGAAATCAAAGGTATTGAAAATCCATTTGAATGGTCAAGAGATGTTGTTAATAAACTACAAGTTGATGGTAAAGGATTATATTACTCACCTAACAACACACGCACTCCAGGTATAACATCAGAAGGTAATATTGTAAGTGCTTATCAAATAGATGATTTAGAAGACTTTGATAAAGTATTAGGTAAATACGCTAACTATATTATTAATTTTATTGAAAATATGGATGAAGTATTTGGATTTGGTGATGATTTTGGAATTTATATACCTGAAGTAAAATATCTTTCACCAGAACCTCTTGTTAACTATAAAAACTTAGCATTAACTGATTATCCAAATGTACATTTTGTTGGTGATGCTTTAAGTGCTCGCGGAATTACAGTGTCAGGAGCGCAAGGAATATATGTTGCTGAATATTTATTGACAAAATAAGGTAATGGCTAAAATTGTACTATTAAGTTGTACTAAATCTAAATTAGATCATGAGGCACCAGCCCAAGAACTATATTCAGCTTCACCTATGTTTCAAAAAACATTAGAGTATGGTAAGTCTCTTAAACCCGACAAAATGTATATTTTATCAGCTAAACATTATCTAGTACCACTTGATAAAAAATTAGCTCCATATGATAAAACATTAAAGGAAATGCCTAAAGATGAGAAAGAAACATGGGCTGAAGAAACATTTAAACAAATGAAATCAAAGGGTATCAACCCAGATAAAGATAATTTTATATTTTTAACAGGTAAAGAATATATGAAACCACTTACCAAATATATTCCTGAAGGAAATATTGAAATGCCATTAGAAGGAAAAAGATTTGGTGAACGTTTAAAATGGTTAAACAACCAAATTACTAAATTACAAGAAATAGTTAATAAAATAAAAACAATAATCTATGAAAATCTCAAAAGAGCAGTTAAATGAGTATATTAAGCTCTATCTAAATGATGTTGAAGATTACGGTGAAGATGATGAGTTAATTATAGCTGAAACAACATTATCTAAATTACAAAATAACTTAATTACTGAATCTGAGTTTGATGTACAGCAAGTGATAATGGAAGCTATTAATAAATCACAAACTAAGTCGAGAATAATTTTAAATGATTTTCTTACATATATAGAGAATATATAAAGTTTGGCCTCATTATTAGTTTTTGTTAATTTTATATTATAATATATTTTTATGACAAAAACTGAATTTCCTCAATCAAAGATGTACACCAAACCTGATGGTACTGTAATGTATTTATGGGACAAGAAGTTACATAACTGGGATGGCCCAGCATTAATACCTGAAGGTGATATTAAAAAACGTGAATATTATTTATATGGTATCCAATATTCTGAAAAAGAATGGAAAGCACGTAAAAAACAATTAGTAGGATTACCATTTTACAAAATGCCAGGAACAAAAGCAAGAACATAATATGAAAATAGGTTTATGTGGAACAATGAGTGTAGGCAAGACTACACTTGTTAATGCTCTTAAAGAATTAGAGCAATTTAAAGATTATAAAACTGCTACTGAACGTAGTAAATATTTAAGTGAGTTAGGTATACCATTAAATACTGACTCTACATTACCAGGACAGTTTATATTCATGGCTGAACGAGCTAGTGAATTATTGCAGGAAAATATTATTACTGATAGAACAGTATATGATGTATGTGCATTTACATTTAGTGCTAAATCAATTGAATTTTCTCAAAAAGAAACATTTGTTAAGGCAGCTATACCATTAATTAAAATGTATGACATTATATTTTATGTGTCACATGAAGGTGTTGAAATTGAAGATAATGGTGTTAGAACAACTGATCCTGACTATCGTATGAAAATAGATATGGTTATACAAGCTATGTTAAATGAATACCCTCCTAATAGATTAGTAAAAATATCAGGAACTACTGAGGAACGTATAGCAAAAATCATTGAAACACTAAACTCATAATATTTATACATAAACAACATTGATGAAAGATTATTACAATGAGTTAAAAAACTATTTAACCAAAATAGGATTTGATGGACCTCTAGATAAACTAGAAAAAATTAAAAATAATCCAATCGAAGTAATTAAAATGTATAACATGTATATGAAACAAAATAAACTAAGAGAAATTATTCGTGAAGAATTAGACGCGGTATTAGATGAAATGGCCCGTGCTAAAGTAATTTACACTGTTAAAGATAAACCATCACTTGAAAAAGTAGTTGATGCTGCTAAAGGTAACACTAAAATGGCGTTACAATATCTTTTAGATAAAGGTGAAATGGCTATAGCTGATTTAGCTAAAGAATTAAAGAAAGATCCAGCTGCATTTAACAACCCAGGCTTCAGAAAATTAATGGCTGATTTGTCTGATAGAAATGTAGTGGCTACATCCGCCGGAGCATCAAGTACTCCCGCCCCTAAAGTAACTCCAACTCCTAAAATGGCTAAAGTTACAGCTCCATCAGGTGACGAAGAAGATTTTGAAAAAGAAGCACCATCAGAAAAAGATGTTGCAGCTGGTGAAAAAGAATTTGGTGATATTGGAGCTGAAAAATTAGCAGGTGAAGAAAAAGTTAAATTTGAAAAATTAAACACTGCTATTAAAAATAAAGTAGCTAAACTTGAAAAAATGTCTGCTAAGGACAGAGCTAAATCACCAGACTTAGCTGTAGTAAAACAAATTATTAACAAACCTGAGGTTAAAAAATTATTTAAAGCCAAAGGTATTGATGTAATGGACTTAGTAAGTTCAGTTATTTCTTAATTTTGAAATTAAAAATAGAATATATTATCATAGCCCTACTTGTCGTTGCTTTATTTTTGCAACGACAATGTTCTTCTCCTGATGTAGTTGAAAAAGTAACAACTGAAATCAAATATGATACTATCAATAAACAAACCTCAGTATATGTTCCTAAATGGAATACTCGCACTGAGGTAAACATAGATACTTTCCTTTCTCCTGTAGATAGCTTGGCTATATTAAAAGAATTTTATACCTTATATAACTACATAGATACAGTAGGAACAGATAGTGTTAAGATTGTTATTAATGATAGTGTAACAACAAATAAAATTATAGCTAGACAAGTAGATTATAAAGTGATATATCCAACAGTAACTATAACCAAAGAAAAATTTGTGAAAGAAACACAATATTATTATGGTCTTAGTTTAGGAGGTAGTAAAGAAGGTTTTGATTATGTAGGTCCAGAACTTTTGTTAAAAACAAAAAGTGACAAAGTGTATGGCCTTGGTGTTGGCATCAATAACGACCTATCTCCAGTTATAAACTTTAGAACATACTGGAAAATAGGTAAGTAATGAGTCAAGACTTAAAAGAAATAATAAAACAAGAATATATAAAGTGTGCCCAAGACCCAGCACATTTTATGCGTAAATATTGTTATATTCAACATCCACAACGTGGTCGAATAATTTTTAATTTATATCCATTTCAAGGTAAAGTATTAAATTTATGGCGTGATAATCCATATTCTATAGTACTTAAATCACGTCAATTAGGTATTTCAACATTAACTGCTGGTTATTCTTTATGGTTAATGTTATTCCATAAAGATAAAAATATACTATGTTTAGCTACAACACAAGAAACAGCTAAAAATATGGTTACTAAGGTAAGATTTATGTTTGACAACTTGCCTTCTTGGTTAAAAATACCTTCAGTTGAAAATAATAGGTTAAGTTTAAAATTATCAAATGGCTCAACAATAAAAGCAAAATCATCAAATAGTGATGCCGCACGTTCAGAAGCAGTATCATTACTAATAATTGATGAGGCAGCATTTATTGATAATATAGATGAGACTTGGGCTTCTGCACAACAAACCTTAGCTACTGGTGGTGGCGCAATTGTATTATCTACACCTTATGGTACTGGTAATTGGTTTCATAAGATGTGGGTAGCAGCTGAATCATCAACTGATGATGGGTCAGGTAAAAAATTCTTACCTGTTAAATTACCTTGGTACGTTCACCCAGAACGAAATGAATTATGGAGAAAACAACAAGATGAATTGTTAGGTGATCCTAGATTAGCAGCCCAAGAATGTGATTGTGACTTTACTACATCAGGTGATGTTGTTTTTTATCATGAATTTTTAGAATTTTATGAGAAAACATATGTAAAAGAACCTATTGAAAGAAGAGGAGCAGATAAAAATCTTTGGATATGGGAACCAGTAGATTATTCTCGTCAATATATGGTTGTAGCTGACGTAGCTAGAGGAGATGGAAAAGACTATTCAGCCTTCCATGTTATAGATATTGAATCAAACACTCAAGTAGCTGAATTCAAAGGACAGCTTTCAACAACTGAATTCGGTCATTTATTAGTTGGTATAGCCTCAGAATATAATGAAGCATTATTAGTGATTGAAAATGCTAATATGGGATGGGCTACAATACAAACTGTAGTAGAAAGAGGATATAGAAACCTATATCATTCACCTAAAAGTGAGAAAGCAGAGGCTTCTACGTATTTTGATAAGTACGGAAACAATGACAATTTAACACCTGGTTTCACAAACTCATTAAAGACCAGACCTATGGTTATTAATAAGTTTAGAGAATATGTGAGTGAAAGAAGTGTTGTTTTTCAATCTAAACGATTAATAGAAGAGATGAAAGTATTTGTTTGGAAAAACGGAAGAGGTGAAGCACAAACAGGTTATAATGATGACTTGGTAATAAGTTTTGGTATTGGACTATATGTTAGAGATACAGCGTTACGTTTTAGTGAAAATGGAACTCAACTCTCAAAATCAATTTTAAATAGTTTTACAAAAACATCATATAATTCCGCTGTATATTCAGCTAATAACAACTATTCTCCCACTAAAAATTGGGATATGGATGTAAACGGTTCAAAAGAAAACATTAAATGGCTATTATAATATATTTATAAACATGGCAGATACTAGTATATTTACACGATTAAAACGATTATTTTCAACAGACGTTGTAATTAGAAACGTAGGTGGAAATGAATTAAAAGTAGTAGACGTTAACGCTATACAGCGTACTGGTGAAATTGAAACTAATTCATTATTAGATAGATTCAACAGAATTTACACTACATCACCAACCTCATTATATGGTTATCAACAAAACTTTAACTATCAAACATTACGTACTCAATTATACTCAGAATATGATGTAATGGATGGTGACGCTATTATAGCTTCAGCTTTAGATATTATAGCAGATGAATGTACACTTAAAAATGAACAAGGTGAAGTACTTCATATCAAATCTAGTGATGATGATATACAAAAAATATTGTATAACTTATTCTATGATGTATTAAATATTGAATTTAATTTATGGTCATGGACACGTCAAATGTGTAAATATGGTGACTTTTTCTTAAAACTAGAAATCGCTGAAAAGTATGGTGTTTATAATGTTATACCATATACTGCTTATCATATTGAAAGACAAGAACTATATGACCGTGCTAATCCAGCATCA